AGCTAAAAAGAATGGAATGAAGAGTAAAGGTAAATGTATTGTTTCAAAGGAAAAAGGATCTGGAAAGGGTGAAGGTGGAGAGATAGAAGCACCAGAACCACTTGATGGTGTTGTAGAAGCTCCTGAAAAGGTAAAACCAATTGAAGGTAGTCCTGGTCCTGATAAAAAAACGGCAGAAGACATGAAAAGAGAAGTAAATGTTTCTGATCAAGCTTCTAAACGCGAGCAGGAAGAATTAGACAAAATGATTGAGCAACAGAAAGAAAAGAATCGTGGAGGAGGACCTGGAGGATTAAGAGGGCATATTCTTAAACACCACAAAGCTCAAGCTAATTGGAGAACAATACTAAGAAGAATTGTTGCTAAGACAGTATCTGAATATGATATGAGAAGGCCAGCTAAAAGGCCATTAGCTGCTGGTGTGTATTTACCAAAACAAATTTATAAGGATGAATTACCTTTAATTGCTATAGTATTAGATACTTCTGGATCAATGGGGCCAAAAGAAATAAATGCATTCTTAGCAGAAATAAGAAGTTTATACAATTTTTATCCAAAAGCTCAGATAATGGTTTTACTTTGTCATACAGATGTTTATTACCAAGTTTTAATAACTAGAGCTAATCTTAATCAGAAATTGCCAGAAATAGCTGCTAATTGTCATGCAGGTGGTGGTATTGATATTGACCCAATATATAGGTATATCAAAAAAGAGCATCTTGAGACTAGATTAGCTGCAGTAGTAATTTTGACAGATGGGTGGTATTGCGATGGCCACATTCCAACAATACAAACATTTGGTAATAAAGTAAAGAGTTATGCATTAATTAATGATCCAACTGGATTAGAGTATATGAAGAAGATTTCTGGAATAGAACTTTTTTATACACAATTTACATAAAAAGTATAAATAATTTAACAATATGATAGATTCTTTTAAGAATTTAATAAATTTAGTCGAACATTATGATGAAGATGAGCAATTTGATATAGCTGATCTTCCTGATTCAAACACACCCACCCATTCACATAATCCAAAAGGTGGTGAATCATATGATTTGGGTGAAGTTTCAATTGACCAATTAATAAGATTAATTGAAGATGATTATGAAGATAAGCGAGCTCTTCTAATTTACGGGGCCAGTGGTATAGGAAAATCTGATATTGTTGCATCATCTGGTCATATTTTAGCAAAAAAACTTGGTGATAACCGTCAAGTTATAGACTGGAGTAATATACCTATAGCAGAAAGAAAACAAATATTAAAAAGTGGTAATTATAAAAAATATTTCCCTATTTGGGATATTAGAACTTCTAACATGGAACCTTCTGATATAACTGGAATGATGGATATTACAAGTAAAGAAGCATGGATTGAAATGAAACCACAAGAGTATGCATATTATATGAGTCAACCTGATTCAGCTGGTATACTTTTCTTAGACGAGATAAACCAAGGGCATCAACAAGTTCAAAAAGCACTATTTGAAGTTATTCTTAAACGAACAGTATCTGGTCTTCATATGAATGATAATTGGGGTATTGTTGCTGCAGGTAATTTAGGTTCAGCATTATACGGAAATGAGTCTATACCACCAGCTTTAACAAGTCGTATGGATGTATGTGTTCTTGTTGCAGATGCTCCTTCGTGGTTAAAGTGGGCACGAGCAAATAATATTAATGAGTATATATGTTCATTCGTAGAATCTAATCCTGAAGATAACTTCTATGGTGAAGTAACACAAGATAATCAATATCCCTGTCCACGTTCGTTTGCAGCTCTTAGTAAAACAATGTATACTGTATGGAAAAAAGCAATGGTTCGTAAAAAAATGGGTATATTAAATTATGATCCTGTTACCGAACTTAATATTAGAGCTAATTCAGCTTGTGGCCCAAAATGGGCTGCTAGATTTATGGCATTTCTAAGATTTTCAAGACATTTTAATTGGGAAGAAATGTTCAAGAATCCTAAGAAATTCTTTACTCTTAATAAGAATAAAACTAATACATCTAATGCTGATACTGTAGATGTTGATGTATTACATGGTGAGTTATTATATTTAACAAAACAATCTGAAATACGACTTGGTGAAGTAGTAGCAGGGGCTAAGAAACAGATGGAGAGTCCAAAATACGATAAACAGAAAACTGTATTTGAACTTGCTACTATGTTATCACATCTTGATGAAGAGTGGACAACAACATTTTTAACAAAACTAAATACTGTAAGTAAAAATGTATCTATTGAATTCATTGCAGGTATTATAAATAATAGAGAAAAAGAACCTTATAAATCTTTTTATAACAAACATTGCAAAACAATGATAGCAATGAATAAGAAACAAGATATTTAAAAAATAATATGTCAAAGAAAGAACAATTAATACAGTTTAACAAAGCTGCTGCAGCTTTTATAAATAGGAAACCAGATTATCCTAGTGGTAAGCCTGATCCTACCCAAGCTGAAGAAGCCGAAGAAACAGTTAAACCAGAAAAAACATATAACGATATTTTTCGTAAAACTGTTAAGAAATCTTATTGATCTTTTTATTTTTTCTTTTATAATTTTTTAATGGAAAAAGAAAAAATATTTCTTACCTACCAAGATATAACAGAAGCTTGTCAACATATCTACATTTGTATGAAAGATATTCCTATTGATGCTGTTGTAGGAATTGGTCGAGGAGGATTAATACCCGCAGTTATCTTAGGATCTAAATTAGATAAAATGGTTTATAACATTGGAATATCTTCTTATAATAACTATGAGCAAGGTAATCTAAAATGTTATCAGCCATGTAATAATACATTTGGTCAAGTTCTCTTAGTAGATGATTTATCTGACAATGGTAAATCTATGCAATATGCTTATCAGAATATCACAGCAGACTACATTATTACTGCAACATTATATATAAAGGAAGGAACTACTTTTATTCCAGATTTTTATTATAAAAAATATCCTAAGAAGTCTTGGTTGGTGTTTCCTAATGAAGTTTAAATATCTAAGAGATCTCTTGCAGTTGGTTTATCTTCGTCTTTTATATTGATGTTCCATGGTTCTAATTCAAATTCATACTACAAGCTACTATTACAACCTGATTGTTTCGGATCAATACTATATTCATTATGTCGTCTATTTATTCGAGCATCGTTTATTTGACATATTTTACCTTTTGCTATTTGTTGTGATTCCATTTCAGGGTAACTAATTATTACCCAATCACCAACTTTGAATTTTAGCTTGGGTGATGATCTTTTATAAACCTCAAAAATTAATTGGCAATCTTTATTCATTTTATTGTTCCGATTTCTTTTTGAACATCTAATAAAATAAATCTTTTTAAAGGCCCCTCAGAAACAGGTTTATTTTTTAGAAATTTATTTGTTAATACACCAAGAATAATTTTTGTTTTTGGTAGTAGATGTTGAGCCAACTCTCTAAATGCTTTTGTCATAGATGCTTTATATTTCATCATGACAGGTGATTTATCAGCTTTATCAGAACGAGACCGCAATACAATCATTCTATTAATACCGTCAATTAGAGTATTAACTTGTTCAGATCCTGGTTTACCTTGAATACCCGCAAGAACGTTTCTACCCTTTTTACCTGATGAAGCAAATCTCATTATAGGAGATTCTTTATCTTCTAGTTGTCTAGCTTGTAGTAAAGTGTTATTATAGAAACGCATTAAAGAAATTACCGGATCTAAGAGTAGGTAAGATCTGTTTAATCCTGTTCTAACTTCTTCTCTACGACCATATACAAGAGCAATATATCTATCATAAGCTTCTTTGATTTTTTCACCTTTACCTAATTCAGAATTTGGTATGCATAGTTTTATAACTTCGTCAATAAATTCATCAATAACTACTTGCCTGCTTTCTTCAAGAATCTCAGATAATTGATTTAGTTTTGCTTCTAACTCAGAATCTTGTTTTTCAAGACCCACAACAGCTTGTTCTTGCTGATTAATTTGTTCTTGTAGTGCGTCAGAAAATTTTTCTTCTTCTACGTTTTGAACTTGCTGAGCTTCCAATGTTTCAAGCTTTTTACGAGCTAATCCAAGAGCTTCAATAACTCGTTGATGCATAACAATTAAGTTTCTAAATTCTTCGAAATTATAAACATATGGAAGTAAAATATTTAAAACATCTTTTGATTTTTTCTGTTTATGAATATAGAGTAAACTTTTTACAATAGTATCAATAGTTGACAAAACTGCCTCAGGAACAGGTGAAGTGGGATGTTTAACGTCTAAACTAGGGTCGCGTTTATAGAAACCTAAATTAGCATAAACACTTTGGTTAGAAAATCCACGCGGAGTTTCTCCAGAACGCGCTGAATGTTGACCAAGCATATATCCTGAATTCTCGGCTTCTTCTATTAATGTAAAAAACTTCACATAAGTATTTATACATGGGACAATATGTAAATCAGGATTATAATCAGAGCGTTCTAAATCAAGTAAGTTTGACAATGTCTCTATGCAGCACTTTAAGTGCATATCAACAGACTATTTCTTTGATGAGTGATCTGACAGCAACTATTGGAAACCCTAGTTTATCAAGTAATAATATATTTTTACAAAATCGATTAACATATTACAATGTAGCTTCTGCATATAATAATACAATTTGGACCAATACATCTTCATATTATTATATTCTGTCAACATATACCGATCAAAATTATGGTATATATACACTTGGAGGAAATTTAACAGCTTGGACAATATTTCAAGCTATGACTGCGGATAACCATTCTTACCAACAAACATTTCAAGAATCTTATAGTAGTATATCTTCTAATACGTTATACATATCGACAAATATTTTACAAACAATATCTTTATCTACGATAACAAGTTATGCATCAAGTTTTTACTTTGTAAATACATATCTATATACACCTATTGAAGACACTACTTATCCTATTGGGTTATATTATACGGCTTTGAATTATTTAAGTTCTGTTAATTATACTCAGAAACTTATTAATTTCTTAGGTTGGAAGGAACTTGTAGAAATAAGTTACTTAGTATGACGCTTTAACTTGTTTAATTTTTCTTTTAACAACTTAAGTTTTTTTCTTAATTCAGAAAACCTGCTTTTTTTCTTTTTTGGTATTTTAATATCTACTTGTTGAGAGGCACCTGGCCAAGTAGAACCTTGAGCTCCTTTAAAGCCTGCTGGTGTATTAGACTGACTTGGATCCAAATTTGCTACATCAGGACCAGATTGATTAGCATTTACTGGATTTCTCCAATTATTAAAATCTTCAAAATATAGTTTAAAACTAACCATATTAATATTTAGGTAGGTATATGTGTAGATGATGCAATATAATTATTAGTAAAAAATCCATTTAGATTAATATTGTATACTTTTAACTGTTGACCAGATAATTGAGTATAATATGCAAAATAAATACCACCTGCAGTTACAGGGCATTGCCATGTATAATTTAGATAATTTGTAAAGCTATTTGTATTAAAGTTATACATATCTACAATTACAGTATTTCCAAAATCTGTTAATCTAATTCTTATTCTATTTCTGTCGCCAGTATTCTGACCATATAAACTATATGGAACATTAAAACCAGATAAGTTACCAGTTGTTGTCAAAAGAGGATACCCACTCAAAGCGGGACCTCTAAGAGTTATAGCATTTTGTGTATACAAAAACTGAGCATTTACAGGTCGATAAGATGGTATGAGAACTTCACCAGCAGTTAAATTAGGGATATATATATATAAAGATGATGTAGTAGCAAAACCATCAGCAGTAACAGGCATTTCGTATGTATTATACCCATCTATAAGACCAGTAGGTATGCCAGAAGTACCTGTAAATGAAGTAGCATACAGACCATTAAAATCAAACCCCACCCCTAAAATACCGTTTATTATACCTGTAGCAGATAATTGATGTATAGCACCATTAGAATCATATCCTAACAAATTATCCACATTAGAATATCCTAAACCTGGTCCAGCACTATATCCGAATGGTGTATATACAAAATTTGAATTTGAGCTTGTATTGATAACTAATCGTAATCCATTTTCTGTTGTTAATATTTCATCGCTTTCTGTTGTTAAGTAAATACTAGATATCAACGGATGTGAGGTACTATTATCATATAACCCGACAAGAAAACCACCTTCATATGAAGCTTCATAATATGAATTATATGGTGTATAAGATGTAATAATACTATAATCGATAGTGACTACAAGATCTTGCATTAAACTAAATTGTGGTAAAAATGTTATTCCTTGAGATATAAAATTTGGTGATAATGTTAACATATGTTAATTAAAAATAAGCGACTCTCCTGTTAAATAGACAGCATTACTAGAATATGGCATAAATGCTTGTTGTTGTGAAATGTTTGAAAAACTACTCAAAGTAAAGTTCTCTGAATGATTAAAACAAGCAGGTTTATAAAATATAGTTTCTATATCATATATAGTCGTGTTATATCTAAAATAATATGTAATAACGTATAACTGATTTGATGGGTCCCGTGCAATACAGGTTATACAATATTTATCTAATATACTATTATATGACAATAAAGGTTTTTCTATAGTAGTAATATTGATATTATATTCTGTATTAGATAGCGAAAAACCTGAAACCTGTGAATAATCTGTAAATGGGTAAGATGGATATATTTGCTGTAAATTATTATTTTTATATAGGTATATAGTAGGATATATTGCCTTCGCATTAGAGGCACTTAGAGCAGAAAATACTGTTGTCTTTGATATAAATATGTTACTTGTATTTTCATCATACCAAATATTAGAAATTTTTTCATATTGGTTATTTGTATTAATATACACTACTAAGTTATTTTGAGGTGTTAATATATTTAAATCTGTATCATATTTAAATGAGTCGAATATTGTATAAGATTTTGTTTCTAATATTAAAGTATTATATATTACGTCAAAGTGTTTTAAATTGTTGTTTATCTCATTTATAATATTAGAATTATAATTTACATATAATGTTGCAAGAGTTGATGAAGCAGGTGATGTTATTGAATTATTAACATTTCTAAAATATAGATTTCCATATGTATTTTCTCTTTCGTTATAAATTGTAATATCATTTTGTATAGTATTTACTACACTTAATAACTGCGTCTTGGTAACTGGCGAATTAAAAAATGTTTCAGAATCAATTTCTACTATTGGTGATAAAGTTATAGTTATATCTTGACCGTTTATTAAAAATTTTCCTCCATCTAAGTTATTGACTATAGAAGTATAAGGATTGTAAAAACCACCATCCCAAATGGTTGGTATATATTCTTGTTCAATGTTAAAATTTACACCTGTATAGATATATAAATTAAACACAGGAATAGAATCACAAAATGTTTTTGGAAAAAATGTAGGAGAAATAATATAACAACTAAATCCTGATACGTTGAAGCTAGAAGTAGTAGCATTATTTCCAGTATATAATATCGTCGGATATGATATTGTTGTAAATTTTCCACCACATATAGTTAAGCATGTATTAAAGTCTATATTAGCTGAAAAATCTGGTTGCTGTTTTATTTTCTTAAATAAACCGTATTCATTACCATATATATCTGTTTTATATTCAACTAATGTTTGTGTATTATCTGTTAATAGTGATTGTGTTCTATTAGATATTGGATATGTACCAATTGTTTGAATTGGAAATGCATCTATATTAGCCCATATATTATCATTTATTCCTGTAAAAAATTCTTGTGAATCTGTATACCTCTCAATACCCTCTCCCTCAATTCCTCGATTTTCAGAAATTGATCTATAACCATAAAACGTTTTTAATAGGGGGTCTGATACCACATCTCCATATTGAAATGTGTTAGTATTGGATATTTTTGAAAACGAAGGATCTTCATAAAATAAAAATGGTGAATCAAAGCTAATCTGTGTTAAGTTTGATATATTTCCGTATTTATTAGGATCAGGAAATGTATAAACTGTATTAGGTTTTAGATTATCAGTTTGATAATTTATACTAAATGAATAAAAGTTTGTTATACCAACCTTATCTGGTGTAAAAAAACCGCCAATTTCTTTTTTAGATTGTAGAGAGTTATTATTTGGTATTTGCGCTATAGATGGAAATCTTTTATTTAATATGTTTTGTTGAATTTGATTTGCTGAAAATAATATACCTGAAATATAATTAGTACCTGTTGAATCTGTCGATAAATAATAAAAATCAGTACCTATATATTTTTCTACTAACTGAGATATTAAGTTTATTTTTAGGTTGGTAGGATCTAAGTTATTAAATTGTGTTATAAAATCTTGATTTTTTAATAAACTAAGATCTATTGTATTATTATCTAAGGTTATACTAAAATTATTTGTACCTAATTCATTAATAAAAATAGGATAAGAAGATATAGATGCTGCAGTAGATTGACTTAGATTATAAAATATTCTTGCATCATAACTATCAGCAGATAAATCATAATAACTAGTATTTGTATCATATAACTCTTCAATTTCAATAGATGTATTTTGTTTTAAGTTAATAAGATTAATATTTTGATTATTTAAAGTATTTTGAATATCAGTTGAGTTGAGTGCTTGTATAACTTCGTGATACAAAATCTTTTCAATACCATTATTTGAACCTCTTAAATTATTTCTAATTGTGCTTGTTTTTAGTGTTTCGCGTAAAGAAGTAAAATATAGACAAATTTGTTTTATTTTTCTAACAAAAAATGGTAGACATGCTAAGATTTGTTGTGAATCTGAATAGTCTATATTTTGAATAAAACGCTGTTCTTCAGCAGAGGAATAATTGACAGCTATTTCTTTGAAAAGCGAAATATATAAACTTGTAGTATATTGTTTCTGTAAAGTTATATTTACATTTTTTATTGAATACCAATTTTTTAAATATTGGTTATAATTAGACATTAATATATTAATGTCTGTATAGTTTTGTTTTACATATTGTATCCAGTTTATTAGAGATAGAGGGGAGAATATATCGACAGCATTTGTGTTGTTTATATTGACAGTTATAGAATCTGCTACGTTAAATGTTGTTCCAGTTATATTCACTAAAAATATTTAAGATGATATTAGGCAGAGAGCAAATTTAATCCTGTTGATAAATTATAGTTAATAATACTGTCTATTATTCCATTATCATTTATCCATTCTAAGTAATTTGTCGATATATAATTTACTGTTGTCATAATATCATTCCAATTAATCACAGAATCATATATTGTATTATCAGGTATATCTATAAACCTATAAAAATCGTAATAATACCCAATATCAACTCCTGATAATCCTTGTGGTAATACTAAATTCCATCCCCATATTTGTTGAAATGCTGAGAAAGGTAAAGTAGAGGAAATATTATACCCACTTAACTTAGCCGTTTGAATTAGTTTATAGTTTTTACTATATTTTTCATAGGCTACAACCTTTTCACTCAATGAAAATGTATCAGAGGATAAACAGATCTTAGTGCCTAAGTTTGTTCCATAAATTAGAGAGTATTGACTACCCTGTTTATTAAAGTTGTTGGTATAACTATTTTGTGTTCCAAATAGTTTATTAAAACTAATAGATAATAAATCAACTACTTTTCTGAAATTTGGTGGAAAACTATAATTCAAAGGTTCATATGTTACAGCATATTGTTGGCATAAAGATATAAGTGCATTAATATTTGCAGTATTAACATTGCTATTATTATCTACATAGTTAGTAATTTTTTCATATATGTTTTTTCCTATACTTGAATAGTTACTTGATATATTACCTACAATAGTTCCAAGAAAATCATTAAAAAATACATCTTTATCTAATAAAGATTCTTGCAATCTTAATGAATTATAGAATTGTTGCATGTCTATGTTTTCGTTTATCTTAGCAATATAATTATATCCAGTATTCGGATATATGTTAAAATTATTTGATACACCTTTGATTCTATTAGTTGAATTAGGTATATGAGCATATTTTTCTATCATCTGAAAACCTGTCCAATCCCCACGTGCTCCTTGAATTGAAATAGGATTATTATTTAAAGAAAATGAAGATGATATAGTCGGATTAATTGAGTTTAGTTTATAAATACAATTATCTACTGTATTTATAATATTAATGTTGTCATATGTATCTGTTGCAAATCCCGCAAAACAATTATAAGCACTTGTTCCTATAATATAGCTTGATATTAAGGGAGTTGCTGTATTAGGTGCAAAATTCTTGTTTACTTTATTATTATAGTCTTGATACCATAGTGATTCATCTATTCCAATACACATGTTTTCTGATGTTAATGCAGGTAAATTATAAGCGCTTGTATACCCTACAGGAACTAACGTAGTTGACATACTTTGTACACTTGCATTTATACTAAGCCAAAAAGAATAATATGGACTTACCACAGCAGCAGGATCTATTCTAAAAATAAAAGGTACATTAGCTGTCATATAATTTGGACAAGCAGATGAATTAGGTATATAAGCTGATAATGAATATATATAAACAGGAAGTACTTCATAATATTCATTTACAAACTGAAAAAAAATTGGAACATAAGGTAATGTCAAAGAATAAGCAATACCAGGTATTAATATATTATCTGATATATAACTACTATTACCAACATTTGGTGGAATATTAAATGGTATTACATAACTATCATAAAATCCGTTTTTAGTTTTTATTGTATTTAAAATTATTCCATTAGATGAAATACAATATATATATGTATTAAAGTTTTTACTGTTAACATCATAACTATCAACAGCAATATATGCATTATCATTCTTATCTACTATTAAATGTCTCGGAACACTAAATGAAGGTAATAAAATTTGATTAGTAATAGATCCTGTAGAGTTATATTTCACAACTAAGCCATTATAATATGAGCTACTAATAGAACTGATTGGAAATATATAACTAGCCCATATATTATTCTGAGAATCTGTATTTACTGCAAGAGGGACATAAGGAGAATGGCTCTTAGTAAAGTTATAATATGGATATGCTGTTGTGGGTGCTGTACATGTTTGTTGACTACTGTATCCTGCTATAGCACTTAGAGGATATCCACCCATTGTCGGGGTCAAGATATAATCGACTATATCTGTTGTTGTATTGATTCGTATTGTATACCCAGATCCAAATAAAGTTATCCAAATATTATTATTACTATCTATTGAAGCAGCATATTTTGTTGAAACACCAGTAATTAATGTATTTGCTGTAAAATCTATTATATTATCTGCATAATTTAGAGCACTAAGATAATATGTTTTTGATATATTACCTACAATATCAGTACAATAAATCATATTATTACTATCATCAATTATCCAAATACCAAATTGTTTTTGCGATAGAGGGGAGATAGGAGAGCAGTAAATAGATGGTATACAACTAATCGAAGGGGTTTGTATATTTATTTGTCTATCATATAATATAGAACTTAGACCGTTATTAAAATTATATTTTGTAGTATATATATCACCATATATTGAAGTTGTATTTGGATCATATATAAAATTTCCAATAGTATCTATGTTATATGATTCTTTATTTTGTATATCAACATAACCCGATAAGTAGCAATTTAGTGCTGTTACTGGTGAAATAAAATAACCTTTAAAATATCCACCTTTTGTATAGTCAACATCATTTATATAGTTTGTATAAAAACTAACACCTGGTATTAGAGTATTTGTATTGTCAAAGAGATTTACATTTAAACAATATGTCTGAGAATTACATGTCTGATTAACATTATTTGAACTTAGCAAAGGGTAAAACTTTGTTGAAAATCCATTAATATCTTTCAATTTTACAACAAAAGGAATCTGAGAATTTTGCCAACTTATTATAGGTATATTAAAGGAGCTTAGAATAGAAGGACCTTCTGTATCTATACCATTTGTAGAAAATGATAATGAAGCTGCAGTGTTATTTCTAATTTTTACTGATGGTAAAATAGCTGGTTTTGTATTATTATAACTTGTTGAAATTGTAAACGGATCAGAAAAAAAGTTATTATCAGTTGAATAAAACAATATAATTGGTTGATCTAAAGATGAATAATTTTTTGGAATGTCGCTTGAAAAATATGTATTTACATATCCTGAGGTACCAACAAATATAGAACCTGGTGTACTAGAATTACATGGTGTAATATTGTTGTTATTTACATAAGCATATAATAAGGTATCAATAGTTGTATAGGTACTAACAGGGATATATTGAGTAATATGGTTTTGAATTTGTTGTGTTAAGAATTTATTATAAGGTACAAACTGAGCCCATTGATTAGAATAATATTCACTGGTATTAAGATAATTACCTAATGCACCAGATGCATATGGATATATAGTATATCCAGTCGCAGATAAGGTATTATATGACTGCCAGCTATTAGATCTAATTATTGTTATTGCATCACGAATATCTCCGGCACCAACATCATATACAGGTGTTGATATAGAAGCAATCTGTAAATTATTATCAATATAGTCATATACAGATAAAACAGGTATAAATGAATTTACATATTCATTCCCATTTGTATCAACAATGTTAAGATTAATATTATAATTACCCGACCGTTGATAATAATGTATTGCTGTTAGATTTGTAGAAGTTGTTCCGTCACCAAAATCCCATAAAATATTTTTTATATTAAGATATGTATTAGATATAAATGTAAATGGACAAATACTTAAAGCAAAACTTGTTAAGGATTGATTGCCAGTATAATCCAAGATTTTAATATTTAAGACAGAATTATTCATGAATTTGCAACTACGTTGATTTTATTTATAAAATCTAAAGAGTTATTCAAATATGGAAATTGAAAATATTGCAATTGTGTATTTTGTTGTACTATACTTATATCTGCATTAGGATATACTGGATTATATAATAACAAACTAATTCCAGGTATTACTAAAGAACCTCTAACTGTTTGTATATTTATAACTCCTTCAATTTCAAGAATTTGTGTTGATAAATCAGAAAAATTAATAAGTAAACCTAGATTATCTTTTGTATTAGAAAAATAATTAGTAAAAATACTATTAACTTGCTGTCTAATTGACTGAATATTATTCTGTATACTAGGGTCTATTGTAATTTGTAATGTTGTTTCGTTACCGATATCTGGTGTAAGTGTTTCACCTTGATAAGCAATTCCTAAATCAACTGCCATATATACAGGATCATTAATAATAATATCAACAGTTGTTAATTTATATGGATCTAAACTGTTAATAATTAATTGTTTTTGAGATGTATTAAGATAATTTGTTCGGGTTGTAAGTGAAGTAATCTGTTTAACATTAGGAACAGCATAAACATAGATATTATTAAAATTACAATTTGTAGCAAATTTAATTTGATTTAACAGCACTCGTGAATCAGTTGTGGGTTGGTTTGCTCCTAAATTTAGTAAATATGCAACATGTCCATTTAAATAAGTAAAGTTATTAATAGCTACTACTGAACAAATAATATTACTAAAATTTTGAACTATATAATTTTCTATATCTGTTATTGTAATTAACCTATACTGAGATTGAAAGGTATTAACTGCATTTGTTTTAATACTGTCTACATTTTCTTTATCAGAATATTGTGTGGATCCATTAGTATTAGTAAAGTTTAAATATGATGCTTGTGTTGTAGTTAATAGATTTAAACCAGGAACTGTTGTATTAGCTTGGATGTTTATAAATTGTGGGGAATTGTAAAAAAATAACTGCGATCCATTTAAAATATTTGAACTTATTTCTCCCGCTACACCATCACTCTTTAAATAATATATTGCAATATTATCACCTGCATTTAATTGTTTACCTGTAATATTATTTCCAAATTTTATTTCATATCGATCGTTTTCATTAAGTCTTATTTCATATTTTTCCGCATTTGTATTTTCCAAAAATAATGAAGGAGTAGAAGAGTATTGCTTCCATGTAGGGTTTAATTGAGTATTATCTTTTACATACACGTCAATATTAGAATGATCTATTAGTGCATTATTACCATTTGTATCAACAACAGTTAATGTAATAGTTTCATAAGGTATACCAGTTGCAGTATATAATGGGTATTCTATATATGAACCTTGAAATAAAGTCGTTTGATCTTGTAGAGATGTTAAAACGCTACCAGAAACAGTATTGCTAAAAGTAATATCGGCATTAAATGAATAGTTTATTCCATTTACTGTAAAATATGAATATCGAGGAATTGTGTATGTTCCTAATGGTAAATTGGTTGTTGAGGAAGCATTAAAAGATAAAATAGCCGTCTGTATTCCAATAGGTTTATAGTTTAATATAGATACTATTTTGTTTACATTTTCGTAGAGAGTTGCTTGGGAAAATAAACTCTCAGAACTTGTCTGATTCAAATAAAATAATAAAACGTGATAAGAATAAGCTATTATATCTATTAAAGAAGAGAGATTACTACCTTCATAGTTTTGATCTGTAAAAACAGCATTAGTGTTAAGTCGTTGAATAATTAAGTTTCGTAGACTTGTAGCATCAAATGCTGCATATCCATTTTGTGTTACATTAAAATTATCAAATTGTGGTTGTTGTGCCATATAAATTATACGTAATAAAATCCTGAATTATTTAAGATACCAGCCAAATTCACACTCTGCTTCAAAACTGGGACAAATAAAGATAGTGTTATGGTATATTGATTTTGATCTGGTTGTTGTTGAATACCTATTTGTTGTATAGTAACTCGTGGTTCATAGTTTGTAATACCAGATTGTATATGTTCACCCATTGTTTGAGCATTATTTGGAGTAATTGGCATAAACAAAAACTGGACTAAGTTCAAACCATATACCGGATTTAGTAATTTTTGTCCTGGTATTGTTGTGAATAAATTAAAAATAGAATTTCTGATAGCACTCATATCGTAATCTGCGACAGCATCTTTGATTTCACTTAGTTTATGTGCTTGCTTATTTTGTGTGTAAGCAAGTCGCAAATCTAAAGCTAAATCCTTAAAGATATACTTTTTGTCAACCTTTGCAGGTGGGTTTACTGAATTTATGCTGATATTCACTACTTAAATATTTAATAGGTATGGTAATTTACTGCAAAACTCTTAAATATCTATAAGATGAAGAAATTTGTAAAACTCTACGAATCTGCTTTGACGAGATTTACTCGAGGTGGTTATCTAGCGGGTGACTTAATTAAGTTCATTGATAATGCTCTTAAAGATAAGTGGTTTGATACACAACCAGATGAAGTTAAAGCTAAAGTAAAAGAACTCTTAGCTAGTGATTTGAATATCCGTGTTGCGAACATTAAACCAAAATATCCTGCGGGTTCTATGGGAGCAGGTAATACTGATTACACAGGTTCTGATTTTTTCTTAGATGTAGCACAGGAAATAGCTCCTGGTAAATGGGTCAACTTTGTAACTGTTCCTGCTAGTCTAGTAACACGAGTTGATACATACCCTAATTTGACTCCAATTCCTGGTTCATTAAAATATGATAATAAGGTTCAAATTAAACCAACAGAAGTCAAAGCTGAAGAAAATGAAGAAGAATTTTTCAAACCTTATGCTAAGACTCGTAGAGCGTATGTAGGAAAAAATCTTGAAAAGACTGATTCAGAACTTCAAAATAAGAATATAAAGATTCCTGCAGTTACTCCAAAGGGTGCTAAGGATCCTGCAGTAGGAACTGCAAGATACTTGCCTAAGGAGAAGAAGTGAATAACGACATCCAAGCAATCTTTGAAGCTTACAAAGGAATAACTGAAGATCTTAGTGAGGCTCCGGAAGAGAATAAAATCGTAGATGCTAAGGGTAATGTTTTCTACTATAAGGA